GTACCCCAAGTGATCCTCCTACTGCACACACGTCTTGTGTCATAGAATTGTATGAAGGTGATGAAGCTGTTGGTGGTGCTGATTTTATATTACTGTTCGATGTTGAATTAGTTGTAGATGTAGAGGTGCTACCTGACTCGTAAGTAGTTGCTCCACCCGTATACCCACCTTCAATACTTGTGTTTGATCCTGATACGTTAGTTTGTGTTTCTGCTGGATACGCAGGATCTGCAAATAATACCAACAATAAAAAACCAATTACTAACCAGCCCGTAAACCAGTAGTTCATGCGTAGGCCCTCCATTACTTTGCCGCTCTACAACTTGGGCAAGTTTTTTTAAAACTATCTGGATGTTTATCACAAATTTTTTTTATTTCTGGTTTTAATACATTTTTATATAAAACAGAATAAGATTTTTTTATTTTTTTTTTAAATAAATTTTTAATCCATTTAATCATTTTTTTTCTCCTCAATTTCGTAAAAGAACTTATCAGTATCTTCTGTTTTCCATTTCCCTGAGTCCTCCACATTCCATTCGTTCGTTTGAACTTTCCAGTCAGGAGTATTATCCTTAACTGTGAATGAAGGTAGATCCCAAATTATTCTATTGTTTGGCTGAGCCGCATAGTTGCCGTCTTCTAACGCAATTATGTGAGCGCACTTGTGTTCGTGCGGTATTTCGGAATGTTCCGTATCAAGTATATTACTATCTGGATGTGCAAAGTCAATGGTAAATAGGTAATTACCGTGATGCCATTTCTTATCTTTACCTATGTATTTACCGTGTTGACCACTTAAAATATCAAATACAGTAACAGCAGGGTGATAGCTAAAAGAATTCCACAACTCCAATTCATCCAATCGTCTTTTGGGCACTCTGGATGGTTCAAATCCTCTTTGAATAAACGCGCTAATTGGTAAGCGATAAAATATTGCACCGTTCTCCATAATAGCATGCCATAATATAGCCCTTCCTGTAATACACGATATACCAAAGATGATACAGTCTTCAACTTCGCCATGATGTTTTTTACAATCATATAAATACTCCCTTTTTATCTGTGCATAAGTTGGTGGTATGTTTGCATTTAAGTAAGCCATTAAAAATCCTCATCAATTTGTTCCTCCTTGTTATCCACAATATCACCCCAACATTCGCCATCTTCAAAATCAACTTTGTTAGGTACTTTAAGAGGAACAGCTTCTTCCATTATTTTTATTATCTTATCAGCTTCAGCATCATTTTCATAGGATACATTTAACTCATCATGTAATTGTATCATTGGAGTAATCCCAGCTTCTCTTAAATTTACCATGGCTTGTTTAGTCATATCTGCTGCAGACCCTTGAATTAATTTATTTAAAGCTTTGTAGGTAAAAGCTCTTTTAATGTTCCGTGATCCATGTTCCATAGATGCATCTTCAAATGTTTGTGGTTTATGCATACCAAAAGTTGCCGGTTCCCATTTATCAAATCTGCATTTTCTACCTAAAATAGTTCTAATCCAACCTCTCTGTTGTGCACGATCCATGGTGTGATGTATCAATTGTTTAACAAAAGGAACTTTTTGATGGTATGTAAGTAAAAGATCTTTTGCTACACTATCAGAAACACCTAATTGAGCTTGTAGTTTTGCTTTACCCATACCATAAAATAAACCAAGGTTTATAGTTTTCGCTTGTGATCTAGGTATGTTGGCTATATCAGCCACCATGCTGTGAAAATCTGCTGCTTTTTTATCTTCTTTACTTGCACCTTCTTCTTCTGCTTTATGGTATTTATCTGAGATTGAAGCTACTCCAGTAGTCCCTAAAGTAGCTAAAGCATAATGCACTACCAACCTAGGTTCTTGTTGAGAATAATCAAAACAACCCCATCTAAGACCTTCTTCAGGCACAAAAATAGACCTTATACCCTTCCCTATACTTGTATAATTTGGAAGTTGCTGTAAATTAGGATTAGAATAAGACAACCTACCTGTAATAGTTCCTCCAAAAGCACCTCTTAATTGATGTATATCAGCATGGATTCTACCATTGTAAACATAATTTCTAATAGATTTTAAAAAAGTGTTTTTTAATTTATCCACTTGCCTTGCACTAGCAATTGCACGCAACACAGGATTACTATGGTTTTTCAAATAGTTTTTTGTAAAAGAAGGTTTTTGTGTTTTTTCTGTTCTATCAAAATCATCAATACCTAATTTATTACAAACATTCTCAATACTTTTTGCAGCCCATACTTCAGGAAAAATGTCTGTATCATTTTTTATTCTTTCTATATAACTATTATAATCTTTTTCTAATTGATGGTCCAACTGATCTACTTGATCTTCACTTACTCTTACCCCTTTTATTTTCATATCTAAAATACAAGGAAAAACTTTTTGTTCTAATTCTACAATAGACTGTAGATCTTGATGCTCTATTTCTTTTTTAAGTTCTTGCCAAAGCGCTAAAGTTACTTCAGCATCTCTTTCAGCATATTCACCAACATACATTGCAGGAAGTTTGTACATTTCTGCTTTTGCATCAATACCCCAATCTTTTGCTGCTTCTTGTAAAGCACTTTCATTTTTACCCATGCCTGTGTAATCATAAGCAACTGAATTTAAATCATATCTAAATCTATTTTCATCAACTAAAGAAGCCATAACCATTGTATCAATAATTGTTCCTTGAACAGTAAGCCCTAATCTATAAATCCAACACATATCGTAAATAGCATTGTGAAATATTTTATCTGCTTTAGTTTTTAATACGTCTTCAAACCATCCTAGAACTTGTTTACGGTTCATATTAGGTCCGTTTTCATGAGCTATTGGATAATACCCTGCCCAATCTTTTACGGCAATTGCAATTCCTACAACGTCCCCTTGACCTCTCATTGAAGCAGAACCTTTTGTTTTTAAATCAGGATCTTTTGTTTCTAAATCTATAGATATCTCATCATATTTAGATAAATCTGGAAAATCATCTGGTGGAGACCATTCTACTTGTGCACTGAATAAAGGTTTTTGAATCATTTTGTATCTTTCATTTTTTTAATTTCTAATTCACAATAATGTATTATCTTTTCTAAGTCTTCTATCTTATTTTTTTTTAAATATCTACAAACATATTTTACAACACACCCTTGAAAAAACGAAAGATTATTTTTTGAAATAAATTCGTATGGTTGAATTTTAAAATTCTTGTAATGAGATCCTCCAATTTGTTGATTTTGTGGAAAGCTATCTTTAAACATATTTTTATCCGTCATATTTATCTCCTAAGTAAGTTTGTAATAATGGAAAAGGGTTTTTGTATTGTCCAGGTGGTTCAAATAGATATAGTTCTTTTTTAGCTCTAGTGACACCCACATAGCAAACTCTAAGTTCGTCGTCTTCGTCTTTTTGATTACCCATTTTATATGCTTTCAATGAGAAACCCCATTCAACAGCTAGAACTACTTTTTCAGCCTCCATTCCTTTTACCCCATGAATAGTTGATAATGTAATTTCTGTTGTTAAATTTTTATTTTTTTCCCAACACCCTTTCAGGTAATCGTTAAAGTCTTCTCTATCCCTAAAAATAGCTTTAGGTTTCGTAGCTGATTGAATTCTTGTAGTGTCAAAGTAAAAAATCTCATGCCACATTTTTTCTAAAGGAGCATTAAGATAAAATTTGTTTTTTAATTCTTCATAAGAAAACATTTTATCTGCTTCATATAACTCTACTGGTGCTGTATCTTTCTTGGACAACGCAGTTTTCTTTCTTTCAGAAATAAATTTTATATCTATTTGTTTTACCATTTTTATGTAGTCTGTGCCTTTAATTGAATATCCTTCTTGTAAAGTATTCCAAGATTCTATTACTTCTTGACAGTTACTAGGGAAAGAACTTTTAAATTTACCCCTGTCATCCATACCTTGTGATTTTTCTAACCATATTAAATTGTCTTGTTTTAAAAAATCAGCGTAAGGTCTAAGAAGATTTCTAGCTCTTGCACAAAAAATAATTTGAGAGTTTTCATTTAAATTTTCTATTTCATCTAAACCATTTATATAAGCAATATGTCCTTCATCTTTTATATTAGGGTCTATTCTTTTTTGACAAGTAAACTCATTACCCAACCTGTACCTTATGTCATTCCTTATACTTAAAGCAAAATCATATATTTTCCCTGGAAGTCTGTATGATGTTTCTAAACGTGTAACGTTTTCTTTTTTACAAGGCCATTTTTGAAAAATTTTTACATCAGATCCTTTCCAAGCATATATAGCTTGGTCGTCATCACCAACTAAAAATAACTCTTCAGTTTTTTGTGCTATTTTAGATATAACTTGCCATTCTAATTTTGAAAGATCTTGAACTTCATCGACTAATACAAGTTTGTATGATGGAAACTCTACTGTAGGGTACAAAGCTTTTAATAACATGTCGTCAAAATCAATAACACCTGTTTGACTTTTAAATTTTTTAAGATTAGTGTAAAAATAAGTTAGTTGTGCTGTATGTACATTTTTAAAATTATCCTGTACACTTTCTCTAAAATAACTTAAAATTTTATTTAAATCATCTTTGTATTTATTTCTCTTGTCAAAACCTATAGAATGGTGCGCTTTGTTTATTATATCATAATAAACAGCCAACTTCCTATCTTCTTTTTGAGTCCATTGAGCAGGTTCTTCATCATTTCTATCGTATTTTTCATCGTCTAACATAACCCACGTGTCAGGGTCGGATGCCATTCTTTTTTTAAAATCTTTTTTTACACTAGAGTTTAGGATGTCATGCTTACCTATGTGATCTAAACAAAATTTATGTATTGTTTTAATTGATTCAGCTTGTTTTTCTGTTAACAAACTGTTTTTAATAACTCTAGCTCGTAGTTCTTCTGCTGTTGCTTTAGCAAAACCAATTAATAAAACTTCATCTAAATTAACTCCGGCTTTAATGTAGTCAGCTAAAATGTCTAATATTTTAGTTGTTTTACCACAACCAGGACCCCCTAATATTTTATATCTTTTTCTATAAAATCTATCTAACATTAAAATGGGCTTTCTTTATCTTGGTTAACATACTCTGCAACTTCTTGCTTTGTTTCAGGTTCGTTATCAAATTGCTCTTTGTTAACAACATACACCCATCTCTTAACACCTTCTTTTATGTGAAATTTTTCTCTTGTAACACCAAATATTTTTTTTAACATTTGGTGTGTAATATCTGCTGTAATATTCCATTCATCTGATTTTATATATTTAAAAAAATCTCCAAAAGTAAATTTAATAGTAGACTCATCTTCAAAAGGTCTACCCAATAAAATTTTTTTCTTATCTTTAGTTACCCTAGTATTAAAGCAAAAACTTTCTAGGCTTGTTTTCAATCTAAATGTTGGAAGACTTTCTTCCGGAGCATCTATTTCTGTAGCTTTCTCTTGAAGTGTTCTTAACTGCATGTCCCAATTTTTTATTTTAGGTGGGGTTTTACCTGTTTGCTCTGTTGCAGCCTCTCTTGCTAAATCTTGTTTAACTAATTCTTTTGAGGATAAACCTACTTCTTCTCCATTAAAACCAAGATACCAAATTTTAGGGTTTGATGTAACATAAGAAAGAGGACCTAAAACTAATTCACTAGTTAACGATCCACTAATTCCAAATTTTCTTTTTACACACTCTTCTTTGTTACAAAAACTTTTTAACCAATCTTGATCGCATCTGTAAACATAATCTTTTTTCTCCCTTGAACCAATTACATTACTAACTTCACTAAAACTCATCCCTTTTCCAACAGGTTCAAAAAATTTTTTATTATATTCTAAAGTTTGATCTTTCCATTCTTCCGGGTATCTTTGTTTAATATATCTAGTCATGTCTAACATAACTTCATTTCTTTGACTTCTAGGTATACCAAAAGAAGCTAAAGCTTGCATACAAGGAGGGCCATCTTGAAACCAATCCCCTACATCTCCTTCATCAATGTTTGATTTTAATTTCTTAAGTTGTTGAGGAGTTACTTTATTTTTTTCGTAATGTTCAAAAAATTCTTCAAGAGAAGCAGCACTGCCGTCTTCTTTAATCATACAACGAACTGTTTTTTTTGCATTGTGGTAAGGTAAATTTATCCAACTACCAGCAGAACCTTTTTCTAAATTTAAATATTTTTGAACAGGAAATATTTTATCTGGTTTACAATCACCAAATATATTTTTTATACTATGTAGTTTTTCTCTTAATAATAATGCTGGGACCGGGTCTGTTAAAAATATGTAAACATGTATACCGCCACTTTTAGATTTAAAAGGAATAAAGGGAACGTTTAAACTTTTAATTTTTTTATATAATTCTTTTACATCTGGTTTGTATTCGTCTAAATCTATAGCGCCCCACATACAAGTGCTGTCACTTTTTATAGGGCATAAACCCAAACTATCTGCTTGAATTGTTTTATTTTTTGTTTTTACTTCAAATTTTAATCCTTCTAAATGTGCTTTCCACATTTCTTCTGTGTGTGCATAAGAAGAAGTAAAAGATGTTCCGGATTTTTTACCATCACCATTGCTAGAATCTATTTGATGATAACCAAATCTCTCTTTTAATCCTGTAAATATTTCTCTAAATTTCTCTACCATAATTTTTAATAGGCGTTTCCACTCTCGCTTCCACGCCTACTCCTAGGATTTTATTTAGTATGGTGAATCTGTTTTAGATTCGTCTGATCCATGTTTAACTTCTATTGCACCTTTGCCAACTTGTTCAGCAAAAGATTTTGCAACACCGTAAACACCTTGATCTTCAACCGGACCAACTTTAGATACTTCCCAACCAAACCATGTTCCTTTGTCGTTAGACATCTGAACAGTTTTTAGATTGTAAATGTGGCTGTATGTTGGCGGCGTAAACAAACCGTTTTTGCCCGGTAGTTTAAGTCCCATCATGATAGAATTCCATTTACGACTAATTTTTAATTGAGTCGCCTTCATAGAAATTAAAGCAGTTTGTGGTGACTTACCTAACACAACTACATAATGATTTGCAGTGTTGTCAATGTAATTACCATTTGGCAATCTATCCTTGTAAGATTTATCACGAGTTGTTTGACTCATAATATCAGAACTAGCATCGTGGATTGCAACGGGTGCACCAGTGCCGGCTCCTCTGTCTTGCCATTCTATTAATTTTCTTTCATAGAATACTGGC